TGATATGCCAGATGACGATATCCCTAGCGATATACCGTTTTAATTTTATGGTCTGGGAAAAAGAGGAAATCCAGTTAAATTTATTCCTACTCTAAATAATCTCCGTAGAATAAAACAAAGCCATACTAACAAGGTGCTAGTACTAAAACTTATTTCTTATAGAAAGGATAATTAGTTTGTGTATATATCCCCTAGTATTAGCACCTTACAAATGATAGAAAGAGTTAATGACAATGATTGTTAAAGGAGAACTAGACGAATTGGTAGACACACTTCAAGATTACAGTGTCTATCTCAAGCAGTTCGGTTATGATGCCGATACTATTTTTGCAGCATATGCCATCATGGCAGCTTCGCTATCAGGCAAAAAGATTAAGAAGAACGCTTCCTCAGATGCTATTAAAGAACGTATGAAAGAACTTAGTGTCGTTCAAGTCCGTAGTTCTGGTACAGTTCATTAGCATATTCCACAGCATCAAAACTATGATGTTCCCAAAACTTATGTTCTGGTTTATACTTACCCCATGTCAGATCTGAATGGTGTTCAAAACACAATGGTACTACAAGCTGATTAGATCTATTATGTTGAACCTGGCTACCACGTAGATGATGAACATTCATTGGTGAATTAGACATACAACCTGGAACGCAACATCCTTCTTGGATGATCTTCTTAAAATACTTTAAATCTTTAGATGTATACTTTGCCATCCCATGAACCATCCTTCCTTAATAACATTGGAACTATGGATGGTACACCATTAGTGATGACACCACAAGATAAGATTGGTTTAGCCATGTTTACTTTCATGTAAGCCATAGCCATAGACTTCTTATCAACTAAACAACCAACAGACATACCCCAGTTTAAATGGAAGTCATTACCGACATACTCTATGTTTGACTGAGTATGATAGTGTCCTTGAACTACCGAGGCAGACATCATCTGTACTGCCTTGACAATGTTTTTGGATACTTGATGTGCAAAGTAAACTCTCCCCATAGGAGTTTCTTCCCAGTGTGATTCTTTCCACTGCCAACCATGACCTACATCTAGTATCTCATTGTAGTCTTTCAGAAAATATTTAGACATACCCTTTGCCATAGCACGTCTTAGGACCATAGAACCATGATTAGATTCTAATATAGTCATGACAGGGAACATAGCTTCTAGCTTCTTCATGTGATATCTACCGATCTCTAGTTCATCAGCAGGTGATGGTAGATCTGGATTGATTACGTGAGAAACATTAATTGAGTGCCAATCCATTTCGTCTCCGATATGAATAACATTCGTAGGATTATACTTATGAGCCAGAGCTTCAAGAAAACGATAGCTATCAGGGTGGTGATAAGGCACATGGAGGTCAGAGATGACCAAAATTCTATCGTTTTTTCCTGTTTTAAGAGCCTTAGAAGGGGTACTTTCACCTTTCCTAGGTCTACCCCTACCCCTTTTTACTATTATTGAATTTGTCTGCGACTTTTTCTGCTGATCTTCCAACTGTATATCCTCCTATTCCTACTAGAATAATGTTTAATAGGGAGTTCTGTACAGACTCTGGAATGTTAGGTGCAGTAAACCCAAACCAATGAGCTACCATTAAACCAGCAAACACCAACATCATAATTGGTCGCCAGTTTCTTTGTAAGAATCCTCCCTGTGCTTCTGTTTGTATGATTTTAGCAGCACCTTCTAGCTCTGCTAGTTCTCCTGCTAAGATTTTTTCTTGGACTTTTGCCTTAAGTTTTTGAGCATCACCTTTATTATCGACAACCTTATCAATAGTTTTAAATACTGCTCCTGCAACTGGTCCGAGTAAGTTAAGCATTGATCCCTGCCATTATGTCTGCCAACTTCTTGGCTCTCATGGGTGTCTGTTCTCTCCATCTACTGTTTAACATTTCCCCTGCACACTCTATATACCTCTGGTTGTATAAGTGTGATAAAGCGTTTTTAAATTTTGATACACCAGCTTCCCCCATTTGAAAAACCATTTCGATAATAACTTCACGAGCTTCTTCAGCAATATCATAACCACTAAGAATATTCTCAGCACCATCAACTGCACGTTGAAAATCACTCTCAAATAAATCCTCCCATCCTGATCTGTCTGTCGGTATATCTTCACCAGGTATGATCTTATGTCCATAACCCCCAGTTTCAAATCCCAATGTATCTTTGTAAACAGTTTCACAATACCCTTCATGTTCTTTAATCCTCTCTTTTAAATCAGTATACATCACTCTTAGTTGTACAGAATCCTGTGATAAACAAATCCTTTTCTTCTCTTAAAGTATATTTAAAATTATCTACATATGCAACACACTGTGCAACTGTATTAAATGGTTGAGATAAGGGTTCTGCTATACATACCTCATTCAATGGAGAGGTTAGCGACTGCACACAGGCAATCAATATTAGGTATACCTTCATACCTAGTATATTATAGATATAATTATTCCGAGTAAATTAGAGAATACTAAGAAGCCAACACTCCAGAGTACTCTCTTAATCATAGCCATATCTTTTTCAATATGATGTAAGTGATTGTTTTGAATAGTATTTAGACGTTCAGAAATAACAGCTACTTCCTTATCCAGGTTAGCTAGTTTTTCTGCGTCTAAGGTCATGCGGCTTGACTCGGTTTCTTTTGATATTTGAGTTCCATGTTTTCAGCTCGTAATAATTTATTCTTTTCTTTCTCCTCTTGTAACATATCTAGAGCCATATGATAAGTCTTTTTCATTTCGTAATATTCTTTCTCAATAGTATGTGCTTCAGCTGCAGTCATATCTTTTCCTTTCAATAAATTGTGGTGTAAAGGATCTATAGTATTATAACCAATCATTCAAATCAATTATTTTGCTTGAGCGTCTTGGTCTAATAACCAAGAAATTCTATCCAGTTGTTTACGCATCTTATCGTAGTCTTTGTGCATATCCATAATCCTAGTCATATCTCTTTCATTGTTAGATATACGACTATCCATCTTAGAGATGAACCATACTAGCGACACAGATTGCACTGCAATCGCTAGAATAATTCCAATACTTTTAGAGTCTAAGTTCATTACTTCTTCTTAGATTGAGCTTCCTCTTTTTCTTCCTCAGGAAGATTATTCTTTAATATATTAGTGTAATGGTCAGCTAATACTTTAAGGTTTTCCTTTTCCATATTTAACTGAGCATCTCTGTTGCTGATGTTATTGAGTTGAACGAAAGCAATCTTGCCTTCATTGTTCATCTTTGTTTCATCATATTTTTTATCTTCAAGTGTAAACATTGTTACTCCTTATTGTTATTAGTTAGACCAAGGTAGTCCAGTAGCTTCGTTAGTATTCTTAGCTATCTGAGCATCTACCTTAGCAGTTCTGTCAGACTCTATTTCTGCCTTCTTATCGCCTAAGTCATCCCATACCCAATTTAAAACTGTATCTTCAGTTAAATTAGCAAAGGGAATGAAGTTAGGAGAAGAAGCATCATAAGAGTCAATCTTGAGTTCGCCACCTTCCACAGCAGTTTCTCCAGTATCAGCAGAAGCTCTTAGCTCCCACTTTACTTCAAGAACACCACCATCATTGGGATTGTGTTTCATATCAAGGACTTTCCATGTAGTTGTTACTGCCATTTTTTACTCCTTATGTTGTTGTTTTAGGAAACTGTGCTTTAATCTCAGCAATCTTTGTTTCCCAGTTGTTAGTTCCATTAACCTTATCCCAGTATTGCATATCCATTTGTTCTTCTAAACTTGGGTAGGCTTCGGCTCTATCTCGTTGATATTGTTTATTATCATACTCAGCTTGAAGTTCTGCAATCTTTGCTTCAATGTCAGCTACGGGAATAGGTGTTGTACCTTCGTGCCAAGTAATCTGATTTATATCATCATTATTAATTGATACTTGTGCGTTAGGATTAATTTTTAATATTGCTTCTATTATCATTATGCTAAAATCTCCGTTACTGTTATTGTTGATACATATCTTCCATGGAAACTCTCATTACTGTTATCTTTAGGTCTATTTAAGAAAAATTCTGTACTTCCTGATGCAAAAGTTGTAGCTACTTGTACTTTATAAGTAAGTGCAGAGGTAGAACTAGGACTGTCAAGATAATTGATTGAAGATGAATGAGATTTAGCTGACCCTGAAGCAGTGTTTTCTGTTTGCATTGGAAATGCTGATTCAACATGATTACTCGAACCAGTATTTCCTTCTGTAATAACAGTCGTTCCTCTTAAAATTCTACCATGAGCATAGTTATTTTGTGTTCCACCATAACTTAGTTGAACAGATACTAATATTTTACTTGTTGTTGCAGATGGTGTGATTGATACAGACATTCCTGTAATATCTGTAAAAGAAGTAGAGGTTGTTGTAAAAGTATCAGTTTTAGTTGTGCTTACTACTTGACCTACTTTTCCACCACCACCAATACCAGTTAATGCAGAACCATCACCTTGAAATGCAGTAGCTTTGACTGTTCCGTTTACTTCTAATTTTTGAGTGGGTCCTGTAGTTCCTATTCCCACATTTCCACTACCCATAATGGATAATCTTTCATCACTAATAGCATCACCAGCAACAGAGCCAACAAAGAAACCAAATCTTCTACTGTTTTGGTTATTGTTATTTAAAGACATGATGTACATATCTTGTTGATTACCACCAAACTTAATTGCGTTATAAACACCATTCCCTGTACCAGAGTTTGCTATTAGTAAAGTGCTATTACTATTAGCTTGTGTTAAATCAGTAGATGTATGATTAGTTTGAATATGTAATTCAGCACCAGGAGATGAAGTATTTATACCCACATTACCAGTACCAGCATCAACAAACAGTGCGTGAGTATTATTGTTACTCTCTACTCGGAAGTCAGAGTCATAGCTATCTTCATTAATGATAACATCACCACCACTCTTAAACACCATTCGTTCTTGGTTGTTGCTCATTATCATAAAGTCGTGAGCAGTTGCTGTTCTTACAAATCCATATAGACCACCATCAATACCAAAGTCAGCATTGATTGTTCCGTCTGATATTGCGTATCTAACATTATTACCACTGCTAGTAATACTTATTGGTTCTGCTCCAGTCGGATTTACTATGCTAATTGCGTTAGTATTAACAGTGCCACCGAAGTGAGCATCATTAAATCTATTAGACGCATTACCTAAATCAATAACATTGTCATTTGCTCCGAAAGATGTACCTCTTGGTAGAATATTATTTCCACCATCATTAAACCAAAGTGTTACATCTCCAGTTCCAAGAGCCATATCACCACTAAGCGTACCAATACTACCTACTTCTGTTCCGTTTTTTCTAAATTCAATTAATTTACCATCAGTGGTATCACGATTAAGTAACATATTTGTATTTGAGTCAGTAGTAGATTGTATTTGACCAAGAATATTTCCGTTAATAGATACACCATCTGTGGGAGTAAATTCTGCTGGTCTTAAAGTAGAAGTACCTATTCCTATTCCACCATTAGCACCATCTACAAATAATGCGTGGGTGTTGGTATCGCTTTCTACTCGGAAGTCTACATCATTACTTGGGTCATTAACGACTACTTCAGTTGGTTCAATTCTAAATCTTTCAATAGTGTTAGCATAAAATTGAAAGGTGTTATTTTGAGTATCGTATTTAATTTTTCCTATATCAGCATCAGTAGAAATACCAAAATCAATAAAAGCACCATCAGTAGTATTATTACCAGCTATAATAGCCATTCCATTTGGGTCGCCACCAAATGTGTTTCTTTGAATTACAAATCTTGTGCCAGTGCTTAATGTAGGTGTTGTTCCAGCACCTTGTTGAATATGAAAGAATGCTGAAGGTGAGGTAGTGCCTATTCCCACACGATTATTAGTGCTATCTACATAAAGAGTATCTGTATCTACAGTCAATCCATCACTAACTATTGTTCCTGTAACATCAATACCTGTAGATGTGGTGGCTATTTTGGTTGAACCTGCATATCTTAAATCAACAGCACCATTATCATTAGCATTAACATAAGTTTGTGTTCCTGCTGTATTTTGAAGTCTTAAATTAGTTCCTTGAATATATAAATATCCACTAGCATCTACTTCTTTTATAAATCCATTAGAACCATCTGAATAAATCTGTAAATCATTACCTGCACCAAACTGTGCTTTGTCATTATCACCAAAGTTAATATTATTTCCGTTAGTATCTAACGCACCACCTAATTGGGGAGTTGTGTCTTGAACTACAGCAGTTAAGCTACCAGCAACGATTGTTTGCCAAGAACTACCATCATAATATTTTAAGGCTGAAGCTGTTGTATTAAATACTAAATCACCAGCATCTAAACTTGTTGAAGGGTCTGAGGAGTCTACTCGGTATCTCTCAGCAAAGCTGTTTACACCTACAATATTAGAAGCAACAGTATTAACATTTGCGATTGAACCACCGACTGAATTTACATTAACTATGTTTGTGGCTACTGTGCCTATATCAGTTGCGTCTGAAGCGACTGCTGTAACGTCTGAGGAAATCCCAGCCACTGTGGTTACGTTTGCAGAAATACCACCTACTGTATTAACATTAGATATGTTTGCAGCAACAGTACCGATTGTATCTGTACCAGTAAGATCAGTTGCAATCGTTCCAATATTAGCTGTATCTCCAGCAACAGTAGTTACATTACTACTAATACCAGCTACAGTTGAAATATTACTAGATATTCCAGCAGCAGTTGTAACGTCTGATGATATTCCAGCTACTGTTGATACATCACTAGATATACCAGCAACAGTGTTAATGTTTGT